CAACAGTGAGGGTAGTACCTGCCGAAAGCGTATAAGGGATGCAATTGATATTTGTCGATCCACTCCAGCCTAGCGTCCGCACCACAGCGCCAGATGCAAACAGTGTTACGCCAATCGCAAAACTAGAAGCCACAGCAGTTTCAGCGCCAACAGTAGGAACAGTTCCTGCAACGGATATGGCGCGGATGCCGCTGATGTTCGTGGCTCGTCCATAGCTCAGTACCCATGAAGTGCTTACCGGAATGAGTTGTCCGTATGACGACCAGTTGCCCGCTAAGGTTGTACTTATGGGTGCGTTCACCGTTACCGTAGTACCGCTGATGGTCAGGGTAACTGTGGACATTCCAGTGGCGGAATCATTGGAACAAACCAACACCTGATTAGCAGCGCTCAGCACACCCAAGAATGCACCACTCGCAATTGATGCCCTCACCAATGTAGCAGCACCCCAAGTCTGCGTCGATGCGTCATAAACAATCGCGTAGCAGTCCGTACCGCCAAACAAGAAGCAAGTGCGGGTTGCATCCAGCGCAATACGCCGAATGGTGTTGCCCATGTTTACCAGCGTGAGGTTGATGTAAGAGGCTGTGATGCCTGTTTTTTCAAGGCCGTAGTAAGCCCAGATACCCGCAGCGGTGGATTTGTCGGACAGGCCAATCATTGCACCCGTGCGAGCGCGGACCCAACCGAGCTGCGTTCCCGCGCTGTTCTTTACGCCGTAGTCGTAGTCGCCTGCGTTGTAGACGGAAAAGAGGTTGTCCGCAGTAGAGCAAGTTGTCGCGTCAGGAAGGGTCACATACAAGCCGGGAGTGGTAGGAGTGACAGTGATCGCTGCGCTGCTGAAGGCTGTGAGAGTGATATTGCTGGTGATGGCTTGACCGCCCGTACCTATGGTGGACGACAAGTCGGTCCAGTTCGTACTGTCGAGGCTTGGGTCCGTAGTCGAGCTGCTGGATGCTGTCGTGTGGCGGTACGTGTGGAAGTTGATTGGGCTGTACACCACATTCCCTAGAGTGTACGTGCCTCCGCTTACCCACGCAGCCACTGCTCCGGCAGAAGTAACCGCCAAGGCGATAGCACTCTGTACGAAGCTAGAGGGTACCACCTTGCTGGAGCTATCCCCCGCCGACGGGGCCAGCACAGTCATTCCATCTGGCAAGGCTACTGGTTCACGCACGAGGGCCGTAGTGCCCCCGGGCATCACAACCACCTTAGATCGCCAAGACGTCGGAGTGTCGCCCAGAGCCACGTTCGCATAGCTACCCGCCCCAGTCCGCTTGACTAGACTGATAGCTGCCAGACCACTGATAGCTATGGTCGCGTTCGCGGCGTTTCCTGTGTGGAACGTAACGTCGAACTCCTGCCCCGCCGCATACGCTGCGATGGCTGGTAGAGGTGTGAGCGTGTAGGCACCAGTCGCTCCACCAGTGGTGAAGTTGGTATATGCCTGCGCCTGCATGGAGCCCGAGGTGATTAGACTTGAGGGGAGGCTGTTCGGGTTGCCAGAGATAAGCGCGTACTGGAGAACAGACAGGCCGGAGTCCAGAGGGGTGCTGTCGTTCACCACGGTTACAGTAGTGATGCCTGCACCGAAGCTGCTCGCGCTGATACTGCTGTATGCAGTGCCAGCGGTCACGCTAGCCTTGACCCGACGGTTGACCACGTAGGTCGCAGTTTGATTACCCGGTACCGAGAACTGAGTTGCTCCGATGTAGGTCGGGGTACTGCCCAGAATCCACTCGTTGATGGAACTCATGGGGTAGTTGGCGTCATTGACACCACCCACGTTGTCGTAAGTGTATCCTACTGGAGTTCCAGCAGAGTCGGTTACCACGAACTTGTACTGGAGTCCTCCAGTTAGCCAGACCTCCTGCGGAGGCCGACCAGCGGAGTCTAGGATGATCGGGTTTGCATTCGTCACCCCTTGGGATGAATCTATGTACGTGGCAGCAGGAGTGACACTACCTGCGAGGTAGGCGTAAATCTTTCCACCGGAGAGAGGAAGGCCCCCATTGGTGAAGAGCTGAGCCCCTGCTCCGAATACTGGTGAAAGGAAAGCTGGCATATCTACTTGCGCTCCGGTTGGTTGGCATTGTACCCCGCCCCAGCGCCGCCCGCAAGGGGAGCACCTGTCATACTAAACAACGGAACTCGCCCGTCCTTGACTGGGGACTTGGGGCCTGTACTCGGCACTTCGATCCAAGTGTGACCATGAGGGTCTGTGTACTCAGTCCCTCCGATCTTCTTTAGGTACTTCTCGATTTCTTTGTAGTTGTCGTAGATACCTTGGTGTTCGGGCTTGTACGTCTTACCTTTGAACTCCTCCAATTCCTCCTCGAGATCTCTCAGGTGATTTTTACGGAATGTGATCTTCGCCTCCCAGACCTCAGCACTGTTAGCTCCCTTAGGAATTGCGGAGGGGTTGTTTCTTGACCATTCTTTTTCCTTTTCTAACTCGCTCTCTAGAAGCTTTAAGTCTTGCTTATCCCTCAGTATGTAGTCGTGAAGCCCACCCGCATCAGGCCACCCCTCAACCTTCGCTACAGTGTCTGGACTAGCGAATCGTACCCTCTCTTGTCCATTCTTACGAGCTAGGTTCAGCTCCTCCTTTACCAGTCTCTCCACGTGGGTCTTCTTCATGGGGGTGAGGTCTTTGGTGGCACCAGCTTCATTTAGTCTATTCTTGTTTTCTCTGGCCCTAAGTGCGAGTTGCCGGTCTAGAGTATAGAACGCGCGGTCTAGAACTTCAGAAGAATTACGACTGTTAGCCGCAGTTTCATCATTAGCGCCCACCCCTACTCGGTCATGGTCTGCAATATTCTTTCTATGATGGTCAAGGGTGGCCCATGAGTCGTCCCCATCCTCCACCATAGGGAACATGGAGGTGGCAGCGTCCGGATTCTCCTTCTCTAGAGCCTTGAGGGTATTGAGGTAGTCTTCTGTAGTGTTGGAGAAAGCTCTACGATCATGTCCAGCCAGTATCTTACGTTGCCGTTCAATACTCGCACTCCCCTCCTCTAGAGACTTACGCTCATCTGCTGATAGAGGCTTTGTCTTCCTCTGCATCAAATCGCTCTGCATCTCTACAACGTGCGGAACACCGTCTTCCTCAAACGCACGGGTATGGGCGAAGTACTGAGGGTCTGAGAAGTGATTGCCAGTGCTGCCGGAGACCCCGTCCCCTACTCGCCATGTGGTCGTACGAGCACCCTTGGGCATTCTATCCCGCAGCACATCCAGCCCGTAGTCAGCGTACTCCTTGTGGTGGTGAGGTGTGAGCTCGAAGTCCTTAGTAGCAGCACGGAACTGCTCGACTAGATCGCTAGCCTTGATGGTGCCCTCATCGGGGAGGAAAGACTCTAGCGCCTCGCGCTCAGGCTTGCTGGCCCCAACTCGGTTCAAAGCATCTCGTACCGTGGACACATTGACCACGCCCTTAGACATCGGTAGTGTTTCCAGAGACTTCAGGGTCGTGCCCTCCTTTCCCAGAGCTTCTTCCATCGTAGCCATTGGCTCAGGGGCTGACAGCTTGGGGCGTGTCTTACCCACTGTAGCCGCAGGGCGAGTGCCTAGTTCTGATTCTGGAACCCAGCTAGCGGGGTGTAGATCGAACGTACCTTTCTGTCCGAGCTCCATGGGGTGTGGGGCTTGGTCATTCGGTATGCGATACCCCTCCTCAGCGTACCGAGCACGAACTTCCCCGGGGTTAGCTTGGTAGAGCTTGAAGGCAGTCTTCTCATCTACCTTGTTCTTACCCTTACGAGCACCCTGAACCTCACCGACGCTACTGCCCCAGTCTAGATTAGTTTCACCGCCGAGCCTACGACTGTTATCTATGTCGTGTTGAGCCTCATGAAGTACGGCTGTAAGTGCTTTGTCCTCAGTTGGCATGCCGCGCACAAGATCACGCCATGTCTGACCACTGAGCGTGATTGTTCGTGTAGGGCCGTGGTAGTGAGCATAGGCACCCTTCATCTCAGCTGGGGTGCCTATGGTGACATTGATGTCAGCCATGTCTGGATGCTCAGCAAACAGATCGTCGTGCTTGAGGACATCACCTAGTTTTAGACCCTTGGTGCTGTGCTTGCTGTAGAGAAGATTGCGGGCGGCGTTCGCGCCTTCTGCAAGAGCATCATGCTCCTCCTGCCATTTATTGTAATCCTCAAATGTGCCATCCCTAGGCACCTGCTCCCTATGGGCATCCCGAGCAGCTTCCTTGGCGTCTAGATCAGCTTTCCTCTTGGGCACCTTAGCGTGTAGAGCATCCATGCCCTTCCACTCAGCTTTAGAGTCATCAGTGCGCTTGAAGATAGTGCCCTTGGGGTCGCGGAACATCTTCATACTGCCCCAAGTATCTTCACCCTTCTTCTCGGCAGCTTCGAATGCGGCCTTTTCCTCAGCAGTGGGGGAGGTAAGCAATTTGCTCTTTCCAGTCTCTCCGGCAGCTACAGCGAAGTCCTTACCAGCTCGCATGACGTTACCCGGCAGTTCGGCTACAGTGCGGATACCCCGCTCCATACCGCCCAGGTTCCCAGCGGCCCCTAGCATTTCCATTCCAGTAGTCTGAGGGGTAGGCTCGGTGAACCGCTGCGGGTACTTCTTCAGGAAGTCCTCAGTCGTGTTCAGCACTGGCTCTTCAGATATGACCCTTGTAGGCTTAGAGTACTTGTTCTGCTTAGCCTTCTCGGTCATGTTGGCGAGGGTATTTACGCCCTTGCGACCAAGCTCCTCCATGTCACCAAACTGACCTGGAATTACCGACAGAGCGCCACGGGCTACGGACTCAGCGTTTGACGCCGTGTCTTTAGCAGCTTCCCCAAGAATCTTAGCAGCGTTCCCCTCTGGCACCTTCGTGCCAGAGGTCTTCCACTTCTCCATGAATCCCTTAAGACCCTCGTTCTCTGGGGGTGACTCCTCGGCAGCCACCTCTGTAGGAGCTGGGTACTTCTTCAGGAAGTCTTCAATGCTGTCCATACTCACAGCTCAGAGCGTAGCCCATAGCGTGGAGCTTCGGCAACTGCTCTTCCAGAGCTTCGCCTACGTCATCTCGCAAGAGCATGTTGGACACGTGTAGCTGGTCAGCAGTCTTATAGGCCCTTTTCGCCGCCTGTTTGACATCCTTGCCAAAGCCAGTCACCACAGCAATGTAGTCCCCAGCAGTGGTCCAGACAAATTCCTCCACCAGCTTGTCACCCTGCATGTTGGGCTGCTTGGTCAGTTGCACGGCCTGAGGGTGGAGGTGCGGCTTGTTGCCTCTGGTCACTCCGTAGATTGGCGTTCCGGAAGCGGCTTTAACGTCCTCAGTATGGGGGAACTTGTCGTGAGCAAGAACCAAGCAGCAACCAATGTCTTCCTTAAACGATGTAGAGTCCTTTCCATCGAGCGCATCCTTCATCCAAGAAATGGGGTCTCCCTGCGTGGCACCAAGCATCATGTTAGCGATGGGCCAGCCGAAGCGACATGTGAACTCCGTGGGCCACGGCTTGCCAGCCTCGTCGATCATGAAGCCAATGGCAATGTCACCTAGGTGTCCGAGACTGAGCAGCTCCTTCTCCAGCTTGCCGAGAGTCTCGGTACCCAGCTTGCTTTCCTTGGTGAAGTAGGCAATGGTTCCCATCTCACCCGTGTTGGGGCCGTGGTTGCCAGACATTAGCTTCTTGTGCTCGAACGATTCATTCCACTGCCCCACCCAGCCCTTCGCGCCCATGAAGCGCGATACGCCCATTTCAATACCCTTTATAAAGGTCTGTAGCATCACCTCGCCCTTGGGGGGCGGTGTCCTTCTCATCCAGGCTATCATATCCGCCGGTGACTTGCTGACGTAGGTGAGAGATTTGTCTTCGTTGTCGCCTAGAGTTTTGAACACGAACCTTTCGCTTGTCTTTAGGACGTGCTTTTCGGCCTCGCCCATTGTCTTGAATGTTTTGTACGGAACGCACTCTATACCTGCTTTCTCCAGTAGTTTCATTCCTGCCTTGCGGTCGATCTCGAGATTAACGCTCTCGGGGCTGGGGGCGAACACCGGGTAGCCCTTCTCCTTGAAAAAGGCCAGACGCTCGATGTAGTCATCATTGCTGGTGCAGATGATGAGTTCGGCCCACTTGGCTTCCGAGACCCAGTTGTCTACCTTCTTCACCCCCTTGAAGTTCTTTCCTACATCCGGGCTGTTAGCTGGTCGTGGCTTGACAAACCACTTAACATCGTGTCCAGCGGCACTGGCCCGCAGCACGAAGCTCAGGCCAACCCCATCTTGATCTATGATTAGGACTTTCATTCTTGTGCTCTAGGTGGAAGCTGTGAATTCTGGGCACCCACGGCTGCGGCTGACATTGCTGCCTGAGCCTTCATAGCGAGTGCGGGGTCCATGGCCTTCAGCTTGTCGAGGCTCGACGCTGTGGGATTAGCCATGAATTCTTGATACAGGCGGCTAGCCATCACTTTACGAGCCACGAGTGGAATGCCTGTAGCGCTAGCGAGCCCATGGGCAACCTCAGCACCAACGGCTGCGTCGCCAGCACGGAGACCCTCGTTGGATGTCTTGCCCTCGATGCCCTTCACTACGTTCCCCATCGCCTTGTGGGCTTGAGCTATGTCGGCCAAACTGCCTGTCAACTTGTCACTCTTCTTAGCCAGATTGGCGGGGTCCACATGACCAGTCTCGAGGTTAGCAGCCTCGCGGATGTCCCGAGCCTTCGCCAGTGTAACACGGGCTTGACGGTATTTGTTGAAAAGCTCAGGGCCATCAGCCGCTTGGTGCTGTAGTAATCCACCTTCTTTAGTAGCTGGGGGAGCCGGAGTATGCTGCCCCACCGGAGGCTGAGATTCTCCAACGCGGGCAAGCTGGTCCTTTGCCGGGCCTGGAAGGCTTGGCCCTTTTGCTTGTGGCCCAGTGCCCATGCCCACGGCTTCACCACCTTGGTACACGCCACTCTGTAGCTTGCGCTCGACAAAGTCCTCCAGAGCAGTAGCTACCGACTTCATGGCAAGGTGCTGCTTTTTCTCTGTTGCAGACACTGTGGGGCTCTTCAGGTCATGTATTGCGTCTTCACGAAGCTGACGAGCTGTCTCCATCACAGTGCGTACATTTGGAGGCTGGTCTGGATTCATCAGCGCGCTGCGTACTCGCTCAAGCGCTGGGTTTGTGTTCAGAGTGGGATACGCCCCCTTGCGAGGGTGTAGGGATTCATCAACCTTGCCCAGCGCTGCGGCTAGCTGCTCATCTGGGGTCATCACCAGACCAATGCGGTCCCCAGCGTCTGCTATCTCGCTGTAGGCTTTCAGGGCTTTGTCCTCAACAGCCCGAATGTTGGCGTCGTTCAGGTGCTCATTCGGCGCGATTCCCAAGTCCTTCTTAGCGAGATCAGTGGTAACCTTGGCGTTCTTCGCGGCGATTTCTCGGTCTAGAGACCCGGGGTTCGCTATCGTGCTACCTGCCCGATTCACGGCACCGCCAGCGCTATCCTCTGGGTTGGCTAGGTATCCCACCTTACGCGCCCGGTCAATAGCATCTTGACGCTGGGTAAGCGCGGGCTTCACACCCGCACCTTTGATCAAGCCCTTGGTCATGCCACCAGCACCTAGAAGAGCAGCACCAACCTCAATGGCGTTCTCTCCGATAGTGCGACCCGCTGGGCCACCTGTGATAGATTCACCAATGTCCCCCAGCTTGGCGCTCGCCATCTCAAACGGCTTGGCGATGTTGCTAGACATCTGCTGGGCTTCTGGGCTCGTGGGGAGGGCCCTGTCAACCTTGGCCTGTCCCTTACGGATAAGGTTGGCTCCAGCTTCTGGCCCTTTGACCGCTGCTGTCAGCGCCCCGGCTGCACCAATGACCGGAGTAGTCAGTGACTCTATAGCCATTTTGGCGATGTTCTGCTTGACGCCCCGTATGGAGTTGTAAGCGCCAGCTACGATGTCCGCTAGCCCAGCAGGCTTCTTGACGTGTTTCTCAATCTGCTGCGGGGTCTCGTGAGATACCTCATCCGGCAGATCGTCTGCAGGTACGGTCTTCCCACGGAGCTCGTCCGGCAGGTCGTCTTCAGGTACAGCGCCAGCCATTATTCGTACACCCACTGTCCGTCGACTTTGATCATCGGCTTACCAGACTTGGAGGTTCTGCGCTCCACGGGGGCTGTATCCGCAGCCCTGCCTCCCAGAGCGGACTCCAGCTTACGCATCACCTCAGTAGCCAGACGCTTCTGCTCAGGGTCAGTAGCCGTGCGAACCTTCTCACGAGCGAGCTTCAACTCCTGACGAGCCTCTGGCTCAGGCAGCGTGACCTCATCAGAACTAGACGTCTTTGCCCCGGGAGCTTGTGTCAGGCGACGAATCTTGTTGAGACTGCCAGCAATCTGTGCTTCCATCTTGTCTGTACGCACTGCCATTTCCTTTGGCACGATCTCATACAGGGCTTTGAACTGGTCGGATGTGAGGTTCTCGCCCATGTATTTCTGGGCCTTCTTCAAGGCCTCGACAGGGACACCGCCTGCACCCGTAGCCGCAGACAACACCTTGGCAATGTCCGCCTGAGTGGACTGCACCAGCGCATCGAGCTTAGTGACATCTGGATCGCCCTCAATAGCCCGTTTTCCGGCTCGAGTCCAACGCTCTAGGGCCGGCACCCCGGTATCGTCCACCTTGTCCACGAGACCCTTCATGAGCTCGAGGTTGCCCAGCACAGTCTGTTCACCAGACTTGATGACCCCGTACTGCTTGGTCATGTTGTTGACGTTACCAGTCTCGGCCTTGTACGCGGTATTGTCGGCCAGAACGTCTCGGCCCTCATCCACGGCAATCTTAGCAGCCAGCATCGCAATGCGGGGGCGCAGAGGGCTATTCTGACCCAGAGACTCCATCTTGCGGCTGACCATGTAGGTGCGAGCCATCTGCTCTTCAGCGGGGCTAGGGGGATTCTTCTCGAAGTCCAGCAGCTCCTGTCCAGCCTTGAGTTTAGCAGCTCCGGTGTCAGGGCGAGCGCCCAGCTTGACAGACCCCGGGGGCATAGCCACCACAGGTATGAGTTCACCCTCGCTACCAATCTTGACGGTCTTGCCGTTCTTGGTTCCCTTGAGGTAGGTGTTGCCCGCAGTGTCTGTCCACTCCTCTGTAGACCCAAGACCCTCAGTAGCAGCCGCCCGGGCGTTGGTCAGCTTGGTCTCAGCCTCCTGCTTCGCCAACTTAATCTGTGTCTGCTTGTTGCCACTGATGGAGTACATGGCGTCGAAGGCAGACTTTGGCAGAGTCTTCAACTTACCTATGATTTCTGGGGATAGACGTGGCTGACCGTTGGGCAGCTTGTCCTTAGCCACCGACTCTAGAGTAGCATCTCGCTTCTGTGCCCACACGTCTGGGTCAGTTTCTTTCTCGATGATAGGGCCAACCCGATCAACAATGTAGTTGGTCTCTTCCTCTTCCTGCTCGAGCTGATCTTTGGTGGCCTTACGAAGACCAGCGGCGTACTGAGTCTCACTATTACGAAGGCTGTTAAGCCGATCAATTACCCCCGCGTATGCCTTGGGGGTTATCCGACCTTGTAGGTGTCCAAGGGCCTGCTCTACACCCTTGGATGTGTGCAAGTCAGTGCCAGGAACTCGCATGTAGTCCTGCATGACCTGCTCATCCTGATTCTCCTTACGTAGGTTCTCCGTGATCATAGCGTTGTGCGCGGTCACGTTACCCTTGTCAATGGCGCCAGCGATATCTACTGGCCGTCCACCACCGGAGAGAATGTTGTTTGCATCGAGTCCCATATTATCAATCTTCCATAGTGAATTGTGGGCCCATATCGTTCGGGTCTTGCTTAGGGCCCATATCATTCGGGTCTTGCTGAGGGCCCATGTCATTCGGGTCTTGCTGAGGGCCCATATCATTCGGGTCTTGCTGAGGGCCCATATCGTTCGGGTTGGTGCCGGATACCCCGCCACCAGTTCCGCCAGTTCCACTAGTTCCACCAGCGTTGGGTTTCGTGTCGGGCTTCGTGTCGGGCTTCGTGTTCGCTACGCTAGAGGGTTTCAGGGCTCCGTACGCAGCAATCGCGTTCCCCATAGCGTCCTGCTGAGCCTTGGCGGCTTGAACAATGCCAGATGCCTGAGCTTTGGCAATTTCTTGCTGTATGCCGCTGATGCTACTTGCCTCTGCGCCAGCCGCGCCGTAGCCTTGACTCATTAGAGTTTCTACACCCCTCTGATTTGCGTTTCGGTTCGAAAGCCACTGCTGATAGGCTTGGTCTTCGTACTGGGCAGCATTCGCTTGTCCGAATTTCGTCAGCCCAGCCAGAGTGTTAGACCCGAGTAGTCCGCCCTTGGCGGCAGCACTGTTCTGTATAGTGTCTATTCCTTGAGCCTGAGCGAACTTCATAGCCTCGCTGTTCTGAGCGTCAGCCATAGTGAATTTAGTGTCAAATTCCCCACCGCTAGCCACACCCTTCTGGTAGCGATCAAGCGCAGTCCGTCCAGCATTGTTGTAAGGGTCAAGCTTCTCTTGGATGGTTCCAATGGCTTTATCGCCACCAGCCTGGAGCTGACCGCTAGCAGTCTTAATCGCATCCCCGAGCTGAGAACCTGCATAGATGCTACCCAGTGATCCAAGTAACTGCGGCATGGTCGAGTCCATGTCGAACAACCCGCCGAACGAGCCGCCATTAGTTCCGCCAGCCCCACCAGCTCCGCCACCAGTAGAGCCTCCGTGGTTGGCTTTTACAAGTGAGTTCGCAGTACTCAGTCCCTTGGTTATCTGGTCCATGGTCCACGGTTGACCCGGAACTGTCGTAGGTCCTACCCCTGTAATGTCAGGGGCAGAGGGCACTCCTTCTATCGGAGCACCGGGGTCAAATACCTGCGCTGGTCCGGCAGCATCCGGGGAGAAAACACCAAGGCCCCCTTCACCTCCAGCCCCAAGAGCATCGCCCGCAAGGCCCTCGGCAGTACCCACAGCCCCGGCACCTGCAGTCTCGGCCATCGCAGCGTCGTAGGCAGCATTCGTAGCGAGCGCCCCTCCTCCAACGCCGGCACCTGCAGTCTCGGCCATCGCAGCATCTGCCGCAGCCCCTTCTCCAATCGCGGCTTCACCCACCCCTTCCCACAGACCAGCAGCTCCGCCTGTGAAGTAGATAGCCGCTGCTGCCGCCAGTGGCAGCGCAATAGGGGCGAGAGCATCGCCTATGTGGTTGACTTCGCTGCCGACTGCGTCGGCCACGTGTGATACAAATCCCATATTACAAACTCACTTTCGCACGGTAAGTCCTATACTTACCCTCGTTGATTTCATCTATCTGGACCTTCAAGTCCGTCTTAGAGAATAGATGATTAATCTGTGGAAAATCGTAGTGGGTTACTGCGTACAGATACCCCTTAGACTTTAAGAGGCCGAAAAACAACAGTATGTTCTTGATGAGCCCTGCTCCATTCTCGGTGTTGGATGTGTGGAACTCTACGCCGCCTTCTGGTAAGTCATCTGTAAGCCAGAGTGTGTCACCAGCACGGTACATTTTCGTACCGAGGGACATGATCTTTGGGAGGGCGTTGTAGACTGACAGCCCGTCCAGCTCGTTATCGGAGTAGTTCTTTTCACGATCTGCTATGCAGATGTCTTTGATCGTTAATGCTTCGCCAGACAGGAGATCGGTGTTGTGAGCATCAACAATCTCATGAGCTAGGGTAGTCATAGGTAGAGCCTATACCATGTTGATTGTACTCGCCCAAGTATAGCGCATGGCACGCGCACATGCAAGCCTATTTTGCGGTAGTCTCGATACTTTCGCCAGCGATCACGAATGGTACGGGATCAGCCATTGTCAGCCTGAGTACAAAATCACGTGCCGAGCCCATGCGGTCCCACTTCACTCGTGGGGTCCTGTACTGACCGACATAGCCCATAGTCCGTGGTCTAGGGCTGCCAAATGTGCGCCCCCCGTCACGGCTAACCTCCAGGCTGATGTGATAATCGCTGCCCTGAGGCATGACTCCGGTGTCCATCAGCAGTTGCAGTTCGGTAATAGCGAACTCGTTCCCGCCATTTCGTATGGAGCGGCTAGTTATCTGCCGCACAATCGGCTGTCCAGCGTCGCTGTACGCCAGTGTGGACATCTGGTATATGTTGCCAGTGGTAGAGTCACAAAACAGAGTAAGCCCAGCGAATTTTACGCTGGTCTGTCCAAAGTGTCTGCCCTTGACCATGCCAGTCTGGGTGTACGACCACAGCCTAGTGTCCACAGCATACAGCAGCGTGATATTGGCTGTGGGGAATGTCAACTGGTACATGTCATGTCCGTTGACGCTGTACGTCATAGCCACGGCGTCGGCCAGCGTAAAGCTGATCGCCAGCTGAGCTAGCAGGGCCTCCACGTCTGGGGTAGACACCCGCTTGGGGTCGTATCCAGACGTACTGAATATAGTGTACCCTCCCTGGATGCCCACTCCCAGAAATAGAAGCTCGTTGTTCACCGCTGCACGGCTCGCCTTCGCGGCTAGGCCATAGGTCCGCGTGGCTCCCTGAATGAGGGAGAATGGCTGTGGGCTGGTCCCTGCGTCCTGCCAGAACTCTATGCTAGCAGTGCCCCACAGGATCAGTACACCATTGAACGCATCTACCGCAGACAGCAAGTCGCTGTACTGCTCCTTGGTGCCGAATATGGGCAGGCTGATGTAAGTCCATGTGAGACCATCCAGGATGGCGCTACAGTAGAACTCTCTGGTGTTGGGCTTCTCCACTATGAACCGGCTGCTCAGCACTGTGATGGTCGTAGCGCCGTTGGGGAAGTTACCATCAGTTATCACAGTCAGCGTGGCTGATGCGATATTGTATGCGTATCCCGCAGTACCGTCTACGATACCGAGCTGCGTGTACGTGTCTGCCATAGACACTACTCCAGACGTAGTGCTGAGAGCACCCACCTTGACCATAGTGCCTGTCTGCGACACAGTGAACAGGAACCCGGTAACTACGACATACAGTACTGTCCCCACCACCCTCCATCCACGAACTGGGCCAGTAGGTAGAGTCCAGAGAATCTGGCTTCCGGGGGTACCCTGTACGATGTAGCGAGTACCCTCAGGGCCTTGTCGGACTTCGTAGTAGCAGTTGAGACGATCCTCAGGCGATATCGCGAACGACGTCGAGTTCAGCCCCGTCCCGAATATCGTTATGTCTTTCATCAGTCTTGTCCAGGTTGGAAGTACCGAGTCTCTACTTCTGGGTCTTTCTCCCTAGCGATAGCTAGGGCATCCTTGTAGTTCTCCTCGTGTACGGGAGTCCACTGTGCATTGAACATTGGAGCGCACTCGCGGCTCAGGCCCCAGCACAGGGGACGATACCACTCCTGAGGGTAGTATGGGGCGTCCGTGCTGTTAACGAAGTCCTGCACGGGCTGCATGAACGTGAGAGCAATGTGCTTAGACACGTCGTTGCTGCCAGCAACATCTGTGTAGATGTAGCTGTACCCGAGTTGGTTCTCAAAGTACACGGCAGTCGGGTCGCCATAGTTGGACGGACTGACCTTGTTCGGCAGGAAGTCATAATCCCGCGACTGCATGATATTCAGGGGTGTGTCGTTGTACTGATCATCCCGCAGCGTGGCCGTTTCGATCATCAGTGGCTGCTGCGGGGTCGTGGTGTACGTGAATACGATATTACCAGCCGCCGAGGTGCTTGGCACCCCGACAGTCAGGTTAGCCGTTAGTGCCCCGAAGGAGGCAATAGCAGTCCAGTACAGATCACCACTGTCCAGCTCAATTCCGATGTGGTCGCCTACGTTCATGCCTGATATAGACGTGAGCGGTACCACTGTGGCGTTGGCGGCTAGAGATGCTGTAGTATACGTCTGTACGTACGAGTCCGCCCAGCCAACCGCTGATGGCCCAAGCGTGTATTGACCCGTAGTGCTATGAAGAAACAGGTGTGCCCGCTTACGAGTCCACACCTTAAGCCCCGGCGCAAAATCAGTCTTACCCATCCACTGCTTGATCAACAGGTTGAGCTTACGAACGCAGTCGTTCATAATCACGCTCTCGATGGGGTCTATCCCATCGATTTTGTTAATGTTCAGCAGCGCCTCCCTTACAATGTCGTCGCGAGTAACATAGAATGAATATACGCCGGAGGTAGCCATTTAGGTGCCTTTCAGTAGCATCGGACTCAGAGCTCTTTCGATGGTTTCCCAAACCAGTTCTCCTGGGATATCAGCCTGACACTGAGCGGTACCCGTAGTTTCGTCTCGCTTGCAGTAGGCAAATCCGTAGTGGAGCTGGTGACAGGCAGGTGCCTCATCATTGCCACGTCCCGGACAGACAGTACCCACGCTAGATAGTGGAAACACATTTCGCCAGTCTCGTGTGAGGTTTTCATGGGTGGAGTGTGATAGGAAGACAACCTTGGGCATGCTCATGTTAGCAGCAGCATTCAACACCCCGGTCTCGGGGCCAATGACTAAGTCGGCATGTTCCAAGAACGAGAGGCTCTGGCGGATGGACCACTTGCCGCTTGTCTTAATAATACGCGGCTCGTTCTCCCACCCAGCTTCTAGAATAGCGCACTCAGGACCGCCAACCAGTACGACAACAGCTTCAGGGAAACTGACCATGATACTAGCAAGAATGGCATCGAGTCCAGCCCATGTTTTATGAACAGAACTACCAGCGAGGCTCCATACAACGATAGGACCCCTGCCCATTTTCTTACGAGTCTGAGCAGCCCAGTCTCGTTCAACCTGAGTAGGATAGAATTTGATTTGAGGATCATGAGGTACCCCCGCCATCTCGTGTTGGAAGGCCACGTAGTTCTCGTTCATGCGCTTGTGTCGCATGAGTGGAGCCCATCCGTGGGCGGTGCGGCCGGGCATGGCAAGGAAGGTTCCCTCCACCGATTCGCTCAGGTTGACAAACTTGTCTACACGCGTCTTCCAGTAGCCCCAAAAGTCTACCAGATTCGCATTGGGTACTTGATCCTTGTCGAATACCACTATCTTGTCAAGATTAGGGTCTTCGCTAATGACCTTCGCCCCGGGGTCCGCCGTGTGCAGAGTTACGTAGTAGCCCTGCTTTTTAAGCCCAGCCCATACACTACTACTTTGCATTAGGTCTCCGAAGGCCCCATACCGCACCACAAGCGCCGTTTTTGCGGGCCTAGGGGCTAGGTAGCCCCGTAGGCGTTTATTGCCCTGGAGGCGCTTAAATACAAGCAGAAACGAGTACTCGTCGTCTCCATTGCGCTCCTCCATTTCAATCAAATCCCAGCCGCTAGGCATCTTCCCAATCACGTCTTCAGGAAGAAAGTCGTGCTTGTGGTCCGTATTGGCACCTTGCTGGCCGATGTTGGGGTAGTAGTCCTTGTGTGGCAGGTACAGAACCAAGTATCCGCCAATCTTTACCAGACGGAACCATTCGCGCAGGGCCTTGCCAGTATCTTGAATGTGTTCTAGTGTGTGACTGCTATAGACAAAGTCCATACTTTGGTCCGCGAACACGGCTAGGTCGTCGGCCTCTGACAGAATGTCCGGCTTCACTTGGAAGCCAAACTGGGAGTGATTCATGTTGTCCACACTGATAGCGTGCGGCAGCACCTTGAAGTCTCCAGCGCCGACGTCCAGTCCGCGACCGCGCAGGTACGGCGCGACATGCCAGACAATCTTCTGGCTCTCGGGCTTGTAGGGGGCAGAAATGTTCCAGACCATTATTCAGATGCCTCTGGGAGCTTCCACATCTCGATACCCTGCTGGGTGTATTTGACAACCCCCATAGCCACGAAGGCATCTCGCACCTCGTCCCACTTCTGATTGTTCTGCTCAGCCTCACGATACACCACGGGCTTGGACAGGGGATTCTCCTTGAGAATCTGAGATAGGAACGCCTTGGCATTCGCTAGCTTATCGTTCTCGATGACATGCGTCGGGACCTTCTTGTCACTGACGGGGTCGCTCGCAGGCTTCAGTTGATTAAGCTGCCCGTCAAAGTGCTTACCATCCTGTTCGTACTTGACGGTGTCGTGACCATACACGGCTCCGTATGATCGCTTAAGGTCCATTTTTGGCATGACTACTCCTAGGTTGCTGATATGAATTGAGACGTCACAATGACGCTCGGGCTGTTCGGGTGGGTCGGTACCACTCCTGAATTGTAGGCCACGATGGATGATGTTCCGCTGTCCGTGGTCCAGTAAAATTCTAGGTAGTCGTCTGCAGCCAGCGAGAATTGGTCTGAAAACGACAATGCCGTGTGCCCATTGGTCGCACCGTGGCTAGATGGGACCGACTGAATGTACGCACTGTTCGGCACATCAACGCCATTCTTCCGCACCCAGACTGTAAAGTCGTCGTCTGCGGCTGCGGTATTTGATAGCTGGAACCCTATCTGTATAGAGTACATCCCAGCTTTAGAGAACACGATATGACTAGCGGGGGTACCTATCGAGATGCCGTTAGAGTACGTCGTGGTGTTCAGTAGTACAGAGGTGATCGTAGCCGCTGCCGCTGTCTGGCTCGCTGTGCTTAGAAGATGCCCGTATGGCGCCTCTAGATTGGTACCGCCATTATCCCCGAACAACGAACTGAGCGCTACGCTCAGTCTATCGAACCACTGCATCCAGATGAACGTAAGGGAGGTCTTCAACTTCCGCCCAGCATTATCCACCCCCTCATCAACTGAGGACTTGGTGGGCGCCGAGCGGAGGGAGATCACTTACTACTCGCGGTCGAGGTAGTTATTGCGCTCAACAAAGCCACCAGCATCGCCGTAGAAGTGATCTACGTGTTCGCCGGTGTACTGGTCGTCAGTGCCCTTCATCTCCAACCGAGCAAAGCCCTTGTCGATAGAACCCTGCTCAACTACCTTGCTGGACACATCAGTGGCTCCGGCTAGGGAAAGTGGCATGGAGTCCCGTTGCTTTCGCATCTGGTTGCCAATTTCCATACCCGGGGGTAGCTGATTGAACTTGCGGTCGTCAACTAGAGTGACTTCGTCTTTCTTGTTCCAGAAGCCATGAGACCCACCTAGGCAGTCGCGTTGCGACGCCGATGCCCGGTTGTCGACCCCTGGGAACACCCAGTTCTCATCGTCCTTGGTCTCCTGTTTATTGGGTACCGTGATTTGAAACTTCTCTTGTAGAGGATGCATTTCGTACTCCTAAGAAAACGGGCCCCACATGGGAGGCCCGCTCATGTTACCACAATGCCCGCAGGGCAGTTAGCAGTTTATTCCTGCACGTCGCGGGGAGCTGGGCTCCAGCCATCGCCGGGGTAGCTGAGGTCAACCAGCTTACGCATCGGCATGTCGTGGATTTCAGCGTTCTCTTGATTGCTGATGTCCATGCCGGGCGGCAAGAAGTTGAGCTTGGCGGCTTCACCGTAAGGCATGCCGTTCTTGTCCAGGTAGCCGTCGGTAATGAAGCCAGACCGCTCACCAATATCGTTGAACGTGCGCCCAATCCCGGAGATTTCCGCAGGAGCGCCGTTGTTCAACGGGGCTGCGAACGGCATACTCTCAGCGATCTGGCCTTCGTACACGGCCTTCTTGTTGCCCTCGCCCACAGTCTTGGAAGCTTCGGACTTCTTGACTGGGGACTCTTGCATACCTGCGTATGCCTTCTTTGTGTGAACATTTGCCATGATGGTCTTCTCCTTAAGAAGTTACGTTGGCGGTCGGCACGACCCCATACTCGATCGCGAACGCACTGGCCGCCGTAGCGTCTGTACCGCGAAGAATATGGAATGTGTCGCCGGGGTACATTGTGATACCGCCCAGTGCGGTATTCGTACCCGCTTGGATGTTACCAGTCGTACCCGTACCGCTCAGAGGAATCTGAGTCCAGACGCCAGCCGCCATCGTGCCGGTACCAGTACCTGTGGACAGCGAGAACGGTCCGTGGGTAGTAGTGCCCAGAGTGGTAGTGCCAGTGCCGATAACAGCGCCAGCGGCGATCACGTGGATGCCGTAGAACTGGTCAGCGTTGATGGCGACCTGTGTACCAGTGCCGTTCCACTGAGTCTGTGTGGAGGTGCCAGCCGTGATGTTCGCGCCAGTGATCGACATGACTTGCAGCTGAGTGAAAGCCACAAATTTGCCGAAGTTGGTGCTTGCGCCCGCAGCGTTCTGGCCGTAGGCGTGGGACATACGGGTCAAGTATGCGGCGTGATCATACGCCATGCTTTTGGTAGTCATGATTCTATTCCTTTACTTGATTAAGCCTGGGAATCCCACTTCACGATGCGAGCGTTCGCAGCGAGAGTGTGGACAATGCCGAAGCCGCCGAGGTAGTACCACGCGACACCCTTAGACCGACCGTAGTCAGATGGAATCTTACCACGCATTTCCTCAGGCACTGCCACAGCTTCGGCGACGGTGTCGTTGCCGAATGTGAACATCCAGTCGGATTTCGCGTTGACCCACGGCGCCATGTCGCCGCCAGCAGTGTTCGCGATACCTGTGGTACCGACGCCCTTGGCAATGTTGGTCTGCTCTACGTAACGGTTGTTTTCGTAGCGACCGATTTCGCCGTTCATGATCAACTTGAAGCCAGTGTCAGAATACTGGTGGATGGTTTCCAGGTTGTTCTTGAACGTACGCAGGGTCGTGGGCCATGCCAGCGTGTAGTAGTCATCCCCCAGATACGCGGGGATGTTGCGCTCTTTCATCAAGTCCGTCAGGGCCTTGGCGTGAGCGTTATTATATGCGATGTTGTTCGTACCAGTCACGGTGCCGTTGGTAGTCAGTGTCAGAGCTGCGGTGTCGGTGCCGCCTGTGGGGATGACCCGCAGCAGGGTCTGGTTGAACTGTGCCCATGCCAGACGGTCGAATGTCTTGACAGCGTCGTTCTTCAGAACCTTCTGAATCAGTTCCATAACTGGGAACTTGGACAGGTTGTCCAGCTTGCCAGAGTAAGGAACGCTGTTACCAGCTTCGGTCACGGTCAGGGTGCCCTGAGTGATCGTGAAGTTGGTTTCCGGCATGGTGTTGGTTTCCTGCAGAACGCCACCGTTGGTGGCGACGTCAGAGAACACGTCCCAGGTGAATATGTCACCCTTTTTCTTGCCTTGCTGCGATGCGTCACGAACGTCAGCGAACTGACGGAACTTGACCAACGGTTGAACCGACATGCGGAGCACATTGCTCAGCTGGCGGGAATACATGAAGCCCCCGAGGGAGTTCACTGCCCATACTTGACCTGACATTTGGAATTCTCCTAAAGATGAGTGTTGATTACGAGCGCATCCAACCTGGACCGCCTCGTGCCTTTGCCATGTTCGCAATCACGTCGCTGGTGTTCTCTTCTCCGTCGTCATCCGCCTGAGTCTGTGCAGTTGTGCTGGCGGCGACTGGCGGCTTGGGGGCCGCAGCCTTCGCTGCACGTTTAGCATCCAGAGAAGCCACAGGGGCTGGCGCGGGTGCAGGGACGGGAGCATGCTGTTTGATCAGATTGTCTCTCCATGCACGAACAGTAGTACCCAGTTCAGTGTAGCGCTCCGCGTATGGGCGCGTGTCGCCTTTGCGAACGAGTTCGCGGTCGGCTTCAAGCACCATGCGGTGGAGCTGTGGATCTTTGACAAGGTCACTGAACTCCTTGTTAAAGTCCGCAATTGCGGTGTTGAACATCAGACGCTCGTCAATCACCCGGCTAATTTCTTCTGCTGGTAGAGCAGTAGTAGCCGTAGTCCGCAAACTTCGCAATGCGGTGACTGCCTCCTCTTCAGTGCCCATTTGTAAGGCGCGGACTTGCGCCCGAAGCTCAGCTTCGTCGTCCACCACAGGCGCTTTAGTCGCTTGAGGTTTCGGTTCTTGAGGTGGAGTACCGCGAATGGCATCCTTACGGATACCGGCGGCCTCGACCAGATATTCATCGGCAGAAACTACTTTCTGCGCGTCGATCAGCCACTCCTCCAGGCTCTTTGTAACATCGTGCCCATTCACCTTGCGGGTGATCATCTGGGCTGTCCGTGTTGGCTCTGCGACTGGGGGAACGGCTACCGGGTCTGGGACCACGGGGTCAGTAATCAGTGGGTCTGTATCGCCCTCTGCAGTCTGGACTACGAACGGCGTAGTGGTCCCGTCGTCGTTGATGTCTGCCAAATCTTCTGCTCGACCCTTGTCAGCACTGTCACCAATGCTGTTCAGCAATGCTACACGAGCGTCATTGCCCGTCCCAATAGCATCACCACCGCTAGGGCCAGAACCTCCGGTGCCGTCGTCGCCACCACCGTCGCCCTGCGGCTTCATCAGTCGATTAAAGATTTTGCGGGTCATCTTCTATTCCTTCTAAAATGCCTAGGGCGGTTAATCCTTCTTGAATTCCTTGCCCCAGCCAGCCCATGAACGCTTCGGCTTTCCAAATATCCGTTTGGATCTTTCGGATTGCGTCTGTATCAGTGGGGTCGACTGACTTGAACTCATCGATGGCTGCATTATATACCCGCTTTGCCCGGGTTTGCAAGTACTTACCAACATCAGACACAACAAAACTCTCGATCTGCTTACCTAGCACCGATGAATCGATCAGTTGCTGTAGTTCGTCATTCGGGTTTTGTTGCGACATTATCCATCCTCTTCAGCACTGCTTGGCTGTGGTGATTGTGTTGGGCCATCAGCAGCGCTCCGATGTGAGTCACTGCTGTACGCTTGTTGGCGTTCTCTTCCTTATTAGCTGCGATGCGTTCCTTGGTATCGCTGGTGACCTGAACCTTCTGCAACCCAACAGTGTTCTGCATTGTCTTGTCGTTGAGCTTCTGCTGCGTTTCCTGCAGCATCTTGCTCATGTCCTGGAGCTGCTTCTGCATAGCCAAGACCTGGGGATTGTCGTTGGTAAAGAACCGAGACCCGTCGCTGTAGCCGAGGTGACCGAAGATTTCCTTGCCAACTTCCTGCAGATTAACGCCGGGTGGGGGAGACTTAGCCATCTGGCTGAATGAGCTCATAGCGGACAGGAACTTGTTCAGCTTAGTGCTTGGGTCTGTAGCACCCATCCCCACGTTGACTGTAAGAGTGAGTTCGCTCTTCAGCAGGTCGTCTGTTACTTGATCCATACCAAACCTCTGGAACGACGCTGCATTCTTGCTGACCAAGGCCAGCACAACCTCGTCTGTCTCATAGTACTGCTCCAGCAGAATGAGTTGTCGTAGTACAGGCTGGATGAACGTCTCCACGTACGTGCGAATCATGTACTCAACCATCGTACCAGATGCTTGATTGAGCATGGACATGTTGCGCGCGGGGCTGTTCTGGTGGGCACCGCTGGACATGAGCCCTGCTGGGTTGAAGTTACCCAGCAGCTCATCCATGTCCAGGTTGATACGATTCTGCTCCTCGTACGCGCTCTGGGTCACGTCCGGCCAGCTGATCTCTCGTACGTCCTTCTCTGGGTCATCCATCATGACCACGCCACCGGGGACATTGCGAATCAAGCCGCCGATATCCACATCACGACCGCGCTTGGCGAACCACTTCTTGTTCAATGCGAACTTCACATTGTCCAGGCGCTGGTTAACAACCTCATTGGCCTCGTCCTGAAGGCCCTTACCCAACTGGTACACCCCGCTAGGCATTACCCGGTGGGTCTCCAAAATACAGCAACCCATCACGTACGGGCGCTTGCCGTGAAGAACAGATTCCTTCAATGGGCGTGGGACGCTCAGGAGGGCCAAGTCGCTCAAAGTGTAGAATTCGTAGTCCCGGCCCTTGTGGCGGTGGATGTTCCGGTGTACCCACACCACTTCGTAGTCACTTGTAGAGCGAGAATCGCTGCTGGTAGGGTCGTCACGGTCCTTCTGGCGGGCTTGGCGAGTGCTATCACTGACCGTGGTGGCCCGGCTCAGCATACCGTCGCTAAGGACGTTCCACTCTCCGGACCCCATCTTCGACTTAACATCCATGATGTACATGGGTATCAAGTGAATAACGTACGGGCTGGAGTTAATTGGGTCAGTCCAGTCGGCCGCAGGGTCAATGCGGATATTCTCTACTGGAGTGATGTCGATGCATGGCTTGTCTACCAGAGGCCTTACGGTGTTCACTGTCTGGGTGGGCGCAGGCTTCTCCTGCTGCTCGGACACCAGAGTATCCATTGTGAATGCACCCACCGGCAGGTTCTCTTGCTCTGGGTTTTCCTCTGGGTCACTTTCTAGTGGCCCATTCGGCTCCATGGTCTGCTTAGGGGCTTCTGGGTCTTCCTCGAACTTCCAGTACAGATGAGCGCAGACCACGCCCATTGTCTGTGCATCCTGGATGCCGCCCTGCACAACCTGGAACCAAGGGATAGACTTCTTGAGACGATACTCAAGCAAGCCCTTCATTATCTCGGAGTTTGCGAGTTGCAGTTTGTTAGTCTGGTCCTCTGCTCCGATGGACACGGTGTCCATGTTGCTGAAGAACGCAGCGGCGTTCGCAGCTTCGTTCTTGCGGATGATGGTGCGCGTCTTGGGGCGATACAGGCGACTGCGTTTTTCGTACGCCGGTTGGTTGTACTTGCTATCATTCGGGTGCTGGCTATGGAACGCGCGAATGCTATCGTCCCACGCCTTGCGATAGTTGGTGTCCATGTAGGTCGTACTGGAGTTGTATGCGTCGTTGGCTCTTTTCAGCCAGTCGATGCCGCCAATCCCTGCTCCGCTTGAAGGGCCTGCTCCTTGAGCGGTCGGTGCTACAGCCTTATTTTCCGGTTTGAACATTCTCTGCTCCAAATAACTTGCCAGTGTTTCTTTGGACGTTGATCGCCCGGTCGTCGTACAGTGCGATCATTCCAGGGTCCTTCACATTGGTTATGGGCAGTATAGCACCTAAATGCTGACGCATCCACTTCCGGAGCGCGGGGTGGGGCTTGCGAGCTGTAAATAGCCGCACTTCCCTACCCTCGTGGAGCCACTTGCGAACAAGTTTGACCATCGGCTCTACGGGCTCGCCGGTGTGGTCATCTCCGCGGAAGTGGTCGTACGTAGCCAGAGTTCCATCGAAGTCCACACCTATCCAGTGACGGAAGGTGTTTTCTTTCATGGTTACAGATCGCCAGCGTCACGTCCCTTGGGGTCGCCCACGCGGCGACGACCAGTGCCAAAGAACGAAATACCTGCTGGATTTGTGTCGGTCTTCGAGTCTTCGCTATGGGTGTCAGGCTTGAGTGGCGTGTACTCGTTACCGCCGACCGCCTTGGTCTCTTCGGCCTCGAGCTTGTCCTTGCGGGTGCGGATGACTTCCTTGGCTTCCCCGGTCTTGCCCCCGGAGGTGTAGAAATCGACTGTGTCTTTGAGCGTCTGCGGTGTCTTCTTACCGGGGTTGCCCTTTTGTAGAACTTCTGCCATGTTTGCTTCTCCTGTAACACCAAATCAAAGACCCGATAGCAATGTAGATGCCAACGGGCAGGTATCCAATCTCATAACCGAGCAGGATTGGTGTTACTGATAGGCGGGCGGCTGTAAGCATACCCGCAGTGTAACACCTACACCAATCTTAGCCCCGCTTCTTATCTCCAAAATGGTCAGACCATGACTTCCCATGCTCACCGGCATCGCGGCCAGTCATGGGTTTGATGTGTTTGCCCTTCTGCATCGCGTTACCAGTGATGTCCCGCTTGCGAGAGTCTGGCTTATGCTCTGCAGTTTGGCCCTTGGCCTTCGTTGCTCGTGCTGTCATGTTAGTACCCTCTTCCTCTAAACCTGGCTTTCGCCATGTTAACTGCTCGTTGAGCTTCCTGAGCGCTCAGCATTGGTCTGGCGGGTACCCCGCCCCGGTAAGGTCTGGCAGGGACTTGCATGTTCGCTGGAACGGCGGCTGGAACGGCGGCTGGAACGGCGGCTGCTGGAGCAGTGCCCGGATTCCAGCCTGGAACCGCAGTGCCGATCGGTTGGTTGTGAAGACCAGCCTGTAAGTTCTGCGGCAACCACGTGTCGGGGTTGTTCTGGTCCCAGCCGGGATGTGCTGCCAGCGTCGCGGCGGGTAGCGGGGCCGCTCCCGGACCGGACAAGTTGTTCTGAATCGCCATGTTAGCCTCCTGGAAGAATGATCTGGTCCTGGGCACGAACGCCCTCGTAAGTGTGTGTAGGCATATCACCGTTCCACGCCCTGCGTGGCAGGCCGAGTCGCTCCAGGAGCTCGCCGCCACCCATGACAATGGCGGTTTCTAGCTCGCTGACCGTAGCGGCCTTGGCAGCATCAACAGTGTAGCCGTACTTGCTATCGCCCAGCATGTGCTTGATGGCAAGCACTCGGCCCGGTGCCCAGCCCACCATCCACAGGTGGTTTGGGTAGTGTTCGTTCAGATTGGTAGCCGCCATCTTCGCGATCAGATGCATCTGCGCGTTCTCGGGGTCCTCGGTCATGTCGACGACCTGAATGTCTGCTGACGAATCCTGATTCGTCATGGCGGCTATCCGGCTCATTCTGGTGC